AGCAGTTAAGACGGGCACAAATAGATGTAGCATTAAAAGGCAATGTTAGTATGCTTATTTGGCTTGGTAAGAATATGCTTGGACAATCAGATCAACCCGTAGATGCAGGTGATCAACAACCTTTACCATGGAGTGATGATCCTGTTGACAACAAAGACAAGAAATAGTATAATAAATCATGGCTAGACCTTTTGCTTATAAAAAATTACATCAACATAACAATCCATATATGGCACATCATATGACCACTATGACCAGTAGCCATATGTATGCTATAAAATATCAAGGTGAATATGTGATTATATGTACTGAACCAGACTTTCCTGAATACAATGAAAAAGGACAACCAACTAGTCCAAGAAAATACAAAAGGCCATTTTTCAACACATATAAGCCGGCCAAAACACAATGTGATCGATTGAATCAATTGTTTAATACTGATGAATATCAGGTAGTAAAAATATAATCAATATATTGGCCAATAATAGGCCTCTTTTATCCACAAATATCCTCTTGACAGATTTCTATTTTATGTTATAGTAAATGTATAACTTTAACAAAAGGACAATTAAAATGAGAATATTGGCACATATTATAATATTTTGTTTTTTACCTATATTAGGCAATATATTATTTGCAGTAATGTTTCCCAAAACACCAAAAGTGGTGATTATAGAAAAGAAAACCAAAGGAGCATCATAATGGGACAGGCAAAACAAAGAGGCACCTTCGAAGAAAGAGTCAAACAGGCAAAAAAGATTGTTGGCGATACAGGCGATATTTGCCAACTATTAGCCATAGTTAAACATAATAATAAAACGGTATTTAGAGCCTGTGGTGAAACTATTATACCTAAGTATAAAGGAGAATTTGGTTCGCCGAAATGGGAGAAAACAAGAGACAATTGGTTTGGTAGTTTGTCACATTTAAAAGATTATGAATGTACCTCTGACAAACAGGCAAATGATATTTTGTTTAAGGTGGCTCATTATTTACGATTCTCACCGGCACTATATATGGCTAAAAACTTACCATCACCTAATGAGGGTATTTTTTGTGCTCATACCGGTCATCAACAAACGATAGATTTTAATCGTTTAGGTTGTGTATTTGAATATGAATTAGAAACTAATCATAAATCATATACTGGATATGCAATCAATACTAAAGGTCCTCAATGGATGACGGCATCAGATGTTATAAAAGAAGCCAAACGTCTAAACATTATAAGAGAGGTAGCATAGATGAAAAAAACAATAATAACAGGCCTAATTGTATATTGGATACTAATATTGGGTGCAACACTTAATCAGGCCAAAGCAGAACCTTTAACTGAAAAACAAGAGACCAAGATGAAGATCTTTCAGGTACTTACGGTGGTAGATGCACTACAAACCATAAAGATAGCATCAACCCCTGGACTTGTAGAAATGTCACCTATACTAGGGGCCAATCCAAGTGTAGGTACGGTGATTGCTTTTTTCACCGTGAGAAATGTGATACATCATCAGGTTGTGAAAAGAGTACCACAGAAGTATAAAGATTGGTTCATCGACATACCATTAGTTGGCCAAAGTGTAGCAGTGGTTTGGAACTTGGGTAATGGCCTGGGAGTTGGATTTTAAGGCTTGACAGATCTGAAAGATGTGTTATACTTAATATAAGTTCAAGAGGTAGATGTGTTAGAGATAACACCAACATTTAAACTTACTTTAGTGTCATTGATTACTTGGACTTAACATAACAAAGGGAAAGATAAGATGATACAAATATACTACAACGGCAAACTATTAGGACAAATGCACAAATATGATAGTAGATCACTATTATATTATTGGGATAGACAAAGTTCTAATGAAGATATTTGGTTAGGCTTACAATCTAAATATCAGAAACAATATGGCATCAATGATAATTTAGATTTTGTTGAATCTAGAACTGAGGAGGCATAGATGACACAATTTAGATTTACAAAGAACTGGGAAGATAAACCGGTAAGAAAAAAACATCCACCTAAATTAAAAGTAAATTATACACTCGATATTTCTGGTATTGGACAAGTCAATACTAAAAAATATGATGGTGTTAGTAAAATTAAATATGTAGATACACTGGCAAAATTGTTATCTAGCAAGAATAAAACAAGGGGCGGACAGAGAGGAGTGTCCGATGATCATCAATATGGGCGCCGTGATGGTCTTGGTAAAAGCATTTATGATAAATGTGTTTTTATTACTGAATCGGGTGATTACATTATTAAATTGCAGGAGGCCTAAATGAAACAATTAGAACTATTTAAACCCTATGAATTAGATCCTAATCGATCATATGAAAGATTTATGTGGCAAAAAGGTGGTGTCCAAACTATATATTGGCCAACTCAACAACAATGGGATGATATGAGTGATCGCCGTGAAGAGTCATCGGATAAAAAACACTTGACAGAATCCAAATCCGTGTTATAGTAATAGTATGAATAATAAAAAATACTTTAGAATTATAGAGCAACAATTTGTTGATCTAGGATTTAGAAATGTTGATCTTAAGAAAAATAATCATATAAAGGTATCGGCCGACTGGTACGGCCAACCTATAATGCCGGTGATTTTCCCTGCAACCCCTAGCAACGGTAGTTGGCAAAAATTACTTAAAAACACTATTATGAAAGCAGTATCAATAAACGATGCAACAATTTATAATTTAATAAAAGGTAAAAATAAAAAGATGAAAAAGAAACAATTGAAAGCAAAAAACAATTGGCAACAATTACATACAAATCACAAACAGGCAGAGGCAAAACAAGTACAACCTCAACTAACTCGTGAGCAAGAAATTGATTTAGGCTATCGTAGATTAGCAGAATATCGTAAGTATCTCAATCAGAAAGTAGCATAGGATGACACCAACTCGATTAAATCAGATTGTTTTTCCCAATGCTTCTATAGGCACAAAGATAAAACAAGAAGTAAAAAACGGCAGAGTATCATCGATGTTGTTATACGGCCCCCCAGGCACAGGTAAAACAACATTAGGTAAAGTTATTGCTTCAGAATTAGAAATTACGTCATTGGCATTATTTCATTATAATGGAGCAGTACAAAATCAAACATCAGATCTAGATGCATTATCTGAAAAACTAAAAAACAATCCGGTAAATCTTTTAACAGGACCTGGTTTTAATTTAGTTATATATGATGAAATAGATTCATTAAGTGTAGGACCTACAGGGGCTTTAACTAGACTTAAAGCATACATAGATCGTCATATGGACAACACCAGGTGGGTATTTACTACAAACAAACACGATCTAAGTAAATTCGATCAGGCATTTTTAGATAGATTAGAAGTAATCAATTGGGACTATACTAATTGTTATGAAAGATTCGAAAGAGCAGTACAAAAGATAATACCTAATACAAAACAAGCAGAACAATTGGCCGAAAAAGCACAAGGTTCTTTTAGAAAGTTATTAAGGAGTATATAATATGAATGATGTACTTGTAGAAGCAGTTATAGAAGCAACAAAAAAGGGTATGACTCAACAAGAAATAGAAGAAGGCGTTTCACATAATTCACATGAATATTGGAAATTACAGGGTATCTGGGCAGTATTTTCATACTTACAAAACAATAAAAAAGACTTGACAGATTTAGGATCTGTGTTATAGTAAATGTATAAACTAACAAAAAGGAAAGATAAAATGACTAAAGAAGTATATATAGGTGCTCGTTCATCGAAGAACATAGCAACTATTATTGGTAGCAACCCTCCGAGTCTCAACGGCAAAATGAGTGAGCATCTTAGAGGTGCTTGTATGCAGTTGGGTATTAAGAAAACTGAACAAGGCCAAAAATTAAACTTTTATGTTGTTGATGAAGATCAATACACAAAACTAACTGACCATCAAGAGCAAGTGTTAGAAAGACTTAAAGGCAATGACCCAGTTCATCATTTGGTAAAAGTTGATCGAGACCAATTGTCTAACATTATTAAACAGGTAAATTCTAAACCAAATTATCAAGGCAGAATGGACTATTCAACATATGAAAAATACAAAAGAGATATGTCTAATAGTTTAAAACAATGTGTCGAAGTCACAGGCAAAGATCTTAATAAAAAAGCAACGCCTGATCGAAAGCCAGAAAACCCTTATAAGGTAGGTGATCTAATACGGGTTGGTCGTGAATACGGATCAGCATTTACCGAAGGCGACTATGCAACTCATCGTGTTAGTAAAGCCGGTAAATTGTATATTGAACTTGAAGCAATGAGACCTAAACGTCTAAAAGACGGGGGGCTATGGAGTAATTCAGAAGGGGCAAAAGAATGTTTCAACAATGTAGAAACATACGGTAAGTTAGATCAATGGAGTGATCACGGTCACTTTATACCGTATGCTGGTAATGAAGATGATATGCACTGGGTACCGATGAAGAAGCATAATTGGGATAATGAGCAAACGAAACCAGTTAAGATTATTTGGACCGATTTTGCTAGTAATAAATGGGAGAGAGACTCAGAAAAGTATCGTAAGCAGTCAACGAACAAAGATGTTAAGATTGGTTATATATATGATTGGCGACCAAATTGGAACTAAAGAAGCATAAACAGAATTAGAGATACCAATCTCTAATATCGGAGTTTTTGTCAACTTCGATTCCTTTTAATTGGTAGGGCACTTGTTTTAATTAATACTGTCGGAGCAAGTGCCTTTTTTTACGGCATAAATATCTACAATGCCGTTATCATCAGCACAGAAAAACATCGCAGATTCAGATCACAGATTTAGAGTATGTATATCCGGTCGTAGGTTCGGTAAAACACATCTTGCAATCCGTGAATTATGCAAGGCGGCAAGTCAGCCAAATCGCAATGTCTTTTATGTAGCACCATCATATAGAATGGCCAGACAGATTGTTTGGGATCAATTGAAAGATAGATTAAGACAATTAAGATGGGCTCGCAAGATCAATGAAAGCAATTTAGAAATATGGTTGGTGAATGATTCTAAAATATCTTTAAGAGGGGCAGACAATGAAGACTCATTAAGAGGAGTTGGATTAGACTTTGTAGTACTGGACGAATTTGCAGATATAGATCAAAAGGCTTGGAGTGAAGTTATAAGACCAACATTATCAGATACAGGTGGAGGAGCCCTATTTTGTGGTACACCCAAAGGTATAGGTAATTGGGCATATGACATATTTCAACAATCAAAAATAGATGTTGACAATTGGCAAAGTTTTCAATATACTACAATTGAAGGAGGCCAAGTACCTGAAGAAGAAATACAACAGGCTCGCAATGATCTAGATGAAAGAACATTTAGACAAGAATATGAAGCATCATTTGAAACATTTTCAGGGACTATATACTATAACTACTCACAAGACTCTGTATATAAAGAGGATATAACCGTCTTAAAAGAGGCAAAACACCTACACATAGGCATGGACTTTAACATAGATCCGATGAGTGCTTGTATAGCCGTTAGAACAGAACGAGGACTTGTTATAGTAGATGAAATATCAATACACGGCTCAAACACAGATGAAATGGTACAAGAAATAAAATCAAGATATCCGGACAAAGGTATTACCATATATCCAGATCCAGCAAGTAGGCAGAGAAAAACCTCGGCGGCAGGTCGCACAGATCTTTCAATTCTTGTGAATGCAGGATTTAGAACATTAACAAGACCAAGACACCCGGCTGTGAGGGATAGAATAAATGCTGTCAATTCAGCATTAAAATCAGCAGATGGCAAACAGAAATTATGGGTCACTACAAATTGTAAGTCAGTGATTAGAAGTTTGTCAAGGCAGATATACAAAGAAGGTACATCGATACCAGATAACAATGACAACCTTTCGCATATGAGTGATGCGGTGGGCTATTTAGTTGAATATTTGTATCCTATAACACGAAATAACATAAATAATAACAATACACCTAGTACCTGGGGAATGAAAGTTAGTTAAAATTAGAGGAAAATCCATATGGCACAAATCAACGATGCTTTTGATGTAAAATATAGGTTAGAGTACTACGGACTACAATTACACCCTGAATGGCGTGACAATATTAGAAGATGGCAATATTATTCTGATTCATTCAATGGCGGTAATGACTATAGAGAAGGCCGTTATTTGATCAAATATGTTTTAGAATCACAAGAAGACTACGACAACAGATTAAAACAAACACCACTAGACAATCATGTAAAGTCAGTGGTAGAAACATACAACAGTTTTTTATTTAGAACACCACCAAAAAGAAATTACGGCACACAGGTAGGTAATGATCCAAGTTTAGATTCATTTTTACAAGATGCTGATCTAGATGGCAGAACTTTTAATGCTTTCATGAGAGATTGTGCCACTTATGCATCAATATATGGTCATGTTTGGGTAGGCATAGATAAACCGTCAGTGGTGGTAAACACTAGGGCAGAAGAATTACAACAAGAGATTAGACCATATGTGTCATTACACACACCAGAAAATGTAATTGATTGGCAGTACACAAGAAAGTCAAATGGTGTTTATGCACTTAAATCAATTACTATGTTAGATGGCATAGAAGAAGACAAAGTATATTACAGAACAATTACAACAACAGAAACAACCGTATATGTTAAACAAGGTATGAACGATGATGCAACAATCGTAGATGTATTTGAAAATCCATTAGGTGTTGTCCCATTTGTACCAGTTTATGCAGGTAGAAGCCAAACTAAAGGCATAGGTATTTCAGATATTTCAGATATTGCTGACGTACAAAGAGGCATATACAATGAATTAAGTGAGTTAGAACAACTCATCAGAGTTTCCAATCATCCTAGTCTTGTTAAAACAGGCTCTACACAAGCATCAGCAGGCGCCGGAGCAGTTATAGACTTACCGGATGACTTGGACCCCAACCTAAAACCTTTCTTGTTAGAACCATCAGGGTCAGGTATAACACAGATTATATCCAGCATCAATGAAAAAGTTGATAGCATAAACAGAATGGCGAATATGGGCGGGGTAAGATCAACCACAACTAGAACCATGTCTGGTGTAGCATTACAAACAGAATTTCAATTGTTAAATGCAAGGCTATCACAAAAAGCAGATCTATTAGAACTTGCAGAAGAACAGATTTGGTCAATTTGGGCACAATGGCAAAACATCGCATTTGATGGTGTTATTGATTATCCAGATAGTTTCAACATACACGATAAAGAAAACACAATCGCAGTACTGAAACAAGCCAAAGAAACAAATCCAGCAAATACAGAATTAGTAAAAGAAATGGATATTATGTTGGCTAAAGCATTGATCACTGATGAAGATGTACTTGAAAGAGTTATCGAAGCACAACAAGTTAGACAAATACCAACTCGAATAGGTGCAACACATACACCAATGACTTCACCAACACAAATGGTAGAACATATGAAAGAGATGGTAGAACAAGGTTATACTACAGAACAAATACTTGAATTACATCCCGAAATAGCAGGATTTTTTAATGAAGGAGATGACAATGGCAATGAGTAAAAGAAAAAAGTCTAAAGAAAAGAAAAAAGGTGGTAAAAGAGGTGGCAAAAAAGGCGGTAGAAGAGGTTAGTTGGACCGACTACTTTGCTTCTATTGTAGCAGTATGCCCCTGGAGTAAAAAATATTGGGCTCAACAACGAATAGATATAGTTGATTGGACCGGAGAAATTTTGGCACTAGACGATTATGTGGCTAGGATATACAAACATCCAACCGCAAGTGCCAGGCAGTTAAAAAAGATGATGAATCTTTTTAACGATGAAAGAGAGGATGAAGAATGGTTATATTCACATCCTCAATATGGTGGACACAGCACACCAATAGGAGTGTTGATACAACAAGACCATGTACTATTAACAAGTATAAGGTCAAGTATGCGAAACCATAATAAATAGTGTAATACAGCATTTGCTGGAGTTAAACTTAAAACTTTAAAAAGGAGAATAAACGATGAGTGAAACGGACACACAAAACACTGAGCCAACTCAGGCTCCGGTAGAAACAACAGAACAATCTGTTGAATCAACTGAAACAGAGGCAAAACAATTCTCACAGGCTGAACTTGATAGAGTGGTAGCAGATCGTATTTCAAGAGAACGAAGAAAGTTTGAAAAGAAATTCGAGGGCATTGACCCAGAATACTACAACGAACTATCTACAAAGGCAGAGAAGGAGAAACAAGACAAACTAAAAGCAAAGGGTGAATTTGAACAACTACTTAAGGCACAAGCCGAAAAGAAAGATGCACAAATAAACACTTTGATGACTCAAGTGAAAACTATCAAAATTGATGGTACTTTACTTGACACGGCTTCTAAATACAAGGCTGTAAATCCAGGACAAGTGGCAACACTAGTCAAGGACCAAGTTAAGATGAACGAAGCAGGTGATGTTGAGATTGTTGATCCGAAAACAGGACAGGTTAGATATAAAGATGATGGAAATCATCTTACTATAGATGACTTGACCAAAGAATTTTTAACGGCAAATCCACATTTTGTAAGTGCCACACCTTCAGGGGCAGGTACTACTTCAAATATTGGTGACAAAGCCGGCAGTGGTGAGACATTTGACGTAAGTAAATTAGATATGTCCAAATCGGACGATAGGGCAAAATATGCCGAGTATCGTAAGAAAAATGGACTGGCTTAAAGTATAAGGAGACATTACAATGGCTAATGAAACAACTAATACTACACTTAATGATCTTATTTCACCTATGGTGGCAGAGGCTTTATTTGTAGCAAACGAAAGATCTATTATGAGAGGTTTAGTAAGAAATTACTCTATGCCTTCAAATAGTGGTAAAGTAATCCAAGTGCCAATCTACCCAACGGTAAGTGCGGCGGCAGTAGCAGAAGCAACTGATTTATCAAACACAGCAGTTTCAACAAATGTTGCAAACTTAACGGTGTCTGAAATTGGTGTTATGACTACATTAACTGACTTGGCGATGAACACATCAGAATCAGATGTTGTAAGAGACTTAGGTAAATTATTTGGTGAAGCAATTGCCAAAAAAATTGACACAGACTTAACAGCATTATTCGATGGCTTCTCAACTGAAGTTGGTGATGGTACAACAGCATTCACGGCGGCAGAGATTTTCAAAGCAGTAGCACAATTAAGAAAAAATGGTGTTCCTGGTGATGATCTTGCTTGTGTAGTGCATCCATTGGTAGCATTCGATCTAAAATCTGGCTTAACAAACACATTTGCTAACCCTAACCCAGGTGTTGGTAATGAAGCATTAAGATCAGGTTTTGTTGGAACTATCGCAGGTGTTCCAGTATATGAAACATCTAACATGGCTGACACATCCGGCAACTTCCCAGGTACAACTGGTGATTTCAAAGGTGCTGTATTCCACAAAGATGCATTAGGTTTAGCAATGATGCAAGACCTAAAAATCGAAACTCAAAGAGATGCGAGTTTGAGAGCAACTGAGATTGTAGCATCAGCAGTATATGGTGTTGGTGAATTACACGACACTTATGGTGTTGAATGTAATCACGATTCATCAATCCAGTAATTTGGATTATAATCGACGAAATGTGGGGGCGATTTATTTCGCCCTCATATATAACAGGAGAAACAAATGAGCAACTATACAACAGATGCAGATGTACTAGAGTACGAACCAACTATAAAAGAGTATGGTGTTATTGACTTTTCATCATATCACGCCAAAACCACGGCAGACATACAAAGACATTTGAGAATTGAATGGTGGCCTAGAGTGAGAAGATCAAGTCTACATTCTAGATATTTCTCAACAACAGATTTAGAAATGGACAATACAAAATTACAGGCGGCTCAATTGAAAAGAACGGCTGTATATCATGTCCTAGCATTTTACATATTACCACAACTAACCAAACACGATGCAGAACCAGATAGATTTAGAATGATGATTGACTTTTATAAAGCAAGATTTAGAGACGAACTAGACATGGTACTACAAGATGGTGTAGAATATGATTGGGATGGTGATGCAACGGTACAAGAAACAGAAAAACAACCACAGCATTTTGGCAGATTGGTAAGATAATATGTCAACTAGAGAAGATATAGCCAAAGACATTATAACTGACTTACAGGGTATAACAACCCCTAAAGTGGTTTTAGTAAGTCGTAATCCAATCAATCTAAATGATATGGCTATAACACAATATCCAGCAATAGTGGTAAGAACAGCAGAAGAAATAAGAGAAGATGCTACTATGCAATCTAGCCCATTGAGATTTGGTACTATAAACTATCAAATAGAATGTTATGTGAGAGCAGATTCGTCTGCTGTGACAGTAAACAATTCAATCGACACACAAAAGAATGCAATAGTAGAAGCAGTTGAAGAAGCATTAGAAACAGATAGAACAAGAAATTCAAAAGCAATGAATTCATTTGTTTCAGCAATAACTTCAGTGGATGAAGGAATACAATATCCAATTGGCCGTGTAGATATTACATTTACGGTTCAATATAAATACACACGAGGGACATTATAATTATGGCACAGAGAATAGTATATAAAAACGGTGAAGAATTTATTTGTCAGCATATGCGACAAGTGAATGAGATGTTAG